TGCGTTTAGAAGGTTAACTTTAGGTTAACAGATTTGTCAGTCCGGAACCTAGGAAGCGGGCAGGGAAAGGCTGAAATCCAGCCAGTCCGTCTACCTGAGGTTCTCGGTATAGGAATAGGGGGTTTGCACCCAACCACGCCATATGTACCAAAAGGTGGGTTAGACAGCCGTAGGCGGTTCGTGGTACGGATTCCGTTGATACTCGATTGTTATCGCTTCCAATCGCGCCTGTCTGGCAGACAGGGTAAAACACACCATCTAACGGTGGGTGACTATGGGTGCCAGCCATATCCGAGTTCCGACCAACTCGGTAGAAGGCGCACCATATACCAATAGGTAACAAATGCTCAATCTAGGGGTTTGGGCGTTTCCCTCAAGGCTACCAAGAGGAAAAAAGTTATCAAAAAGTTATCTGGAAATGTTTACATTGTCTGTCCCGCAATTTATAGTTATCACATAACCTAATCAGGGGTTATCAAAAGATGGAGGCAATAAAATGGCAACATACAAATACAATGCAGGAGATGCGGCACCACTTAACCGCAAGGCATTGGATTCTATGGAATCACTTTGCACCGAATGTGGTCGCGCACTTGGCGCAAATCCACTTTACTTTGAAGTCAATACTGACTGGGAAGTAATTGTTCCCAACTCAGATGCGGCAAATTCACAAGGCTGCTTCCCAATCGGGTCAACCTGCGCCCACAAATTTGCACCAAATCTGCTCGTAAAATTGTCATAGGAAATGGTTTACTTCCCCACCATTTCAATTTATAGTTAAACCAACAACCCAATCAGGGGTTCATAACAAGGAGGCACAAAATGGCTACAAAAAATGGTACAGCAACAAATGATTCACTCGCAGATGTAATGGCATTGCTTTATGCAATTGACCAGACACACCAAATTATGTCTGACCTTAAGGTGGCAAAATAAATGGCTACACCTTTGGCGGTCAAAGCGCAGGTAATTGCCACCAAACTTTTGCGCAATAAATATCGTGACGAATACACACAATTCTATCGCCAAGCGGTTATTGACTTAGGCGGAAAACCCCACCGAACAAAAGAAGAACGCATCGCAGAGTTGCAAGAACAAATCAAACAATTGGAGGCAAAATAAAATGGCAACACGCTCACTTATTGGAATCAAAAAGGATGATGGCAAGATACAGGTTATCTATTGCCACTGGGATGGATATCCTGAATATGTTGGACTACAACTTTGGCTTAATTACAAAGATGAAGAAACAATCCAAAAACTAATGGACTTGGGTGACCGTTCATCATTGCGCGGTGCGCCTACCGAGGAAGATACCTACCTCGTAACGCAAGCAACAAAAATTGTACCGACCATTTATGACGATTTCCAGCAATTTTTGGATAACGACAAAGGCGGCACAGAGTTCTTCTATCTCTGGGACAAAGGCTGGAATATCTACAAGATAGAACATGACGACACAGTTACGGAACTTGGTAAAATTACCGATATCAAATTGACAATAGGAATGGAGGCATAAAATGCGAGTCGCAGACCTAAAGGAACTTATCAAAGACCTACCTGATGATGCGCAAATCTTTGTTGTGCATATGGATAGAACGGAAGCAAATGACCATATCTGGCAAGCATTTGAAGATGGTGAGAATCAACCTGAAATCACAGATGAAGAATGGCAAAAGGTAGTTTATGAAATGCACGCGGATGATGGAATCTGGGAACAGGTAACTGAATCCTTTAACTGGCAAATGGACAAAATCGAAAACGCTCGGAAGGCGGTTAACAAATGACAATCACATATACAAAAATCCAATCACGACAATACAAAGCATCAACTGGTGAGATTGCGGTCTTTTATACCAGTAAACAATATGGCGAAAAGAATTCCAAAGGCTGGTATATATGTTACCCAGATGGCAGTCAAGGTTCAACGCGCTTTCTTACTTTAGGTGCAGTCAAAGAGCATCTACATTTAGAACATAAGTTTGCGGCATAAAATGCAAACCTTTCTACCATATACATCATTTAAAGAATCAGCAAAGATTTTAGACAATAAACGCTTAGGCAAACAACGCGTTGAAGCGTACCAGATTATCAGGGCATTATGTGGAGAAAGTAAAGGTTGGGTCAATCATCCTGCTACAGTAATGTGGCGCGGGTATGAAAACTATCTGTGCAAGTATGGTGCTGTTATGTGTAACGAATGGATGCATCGCGGATATAAGGATTCTTTGCTAAAAGAATTCCTAGACTATTACGAATTTTTTGATGAAATCAAACCTTGGTGGTATGACTATGACCCATTACACAATAGTCATAAGTCCAATTTGTACCGTAAAGACCCAATTCATTATGCTCTGTTTGCGGAATCTGGTCCAGACGAGCCTTATGTATGGTGCGAATCGCCCAACACATATCACCTAGGCACAAACCGCGAGGTTGTTTACATTTAACACAATTCAATATAGATTCATCCTTACGGACATGGCGTCCAGTAAGTTAATTAAGGAGGCACAGCATGGCAAAGTTTGACCTAGATTCATACGAGACAGTTGCGGAACGCACGATACGCGCCCGCGAAATGTATCCCAATTTGCGCATTATCAATACACCGCTTGAAACAATCCGAGATGATTTTCACCGACCAATTCAGTACATTATGATGTCACAAATTTATGTTGGTGAGATTTTAATGGCGCAAGATGTGGCAGAAGAAATTGTAGGTAACGGTCCAGTAAACAAAACCTCAGCCCTCGAAAATGCATCCACAAGCGCAACTGGGCGAGCGTTAGCAAATATGGGATTCATGGGTGCAGACCCACGCAAGACTCGACCTTCGCGTGAAGAGATGGAAAAGGTTGAGCGTATGCAAAAACCTACACAGTCACCTGAACTGGAAGCACTTGCAGTTACCGCAATCGAACAAATCAACGATATTCAAACCATCGAGGAACTTCGCAACTTTTACACAGGTGCGCAGGAGGCAGGAATCCTTCATGTAACCATTAACGGACTTTCGGTCAATGGACTTATTGGCGCTCGCAAGAAAGCATTGGAGGCGTAATCATGCAATCACCAACCTTTATTGAAATTTGGAATGACGAGCATTGGTATACCTATTGGTTGCGCAATGCACCTGCCCGCACCCGCGAATACTTTAAGTTCCGCTCAGTCTGCCGCATGGCAATTTGGATTCCATTTTTTGTTGGAGTCTTTTATGTTTATGTTGGTGCGGTGGCGGTATTTTCATGAGTCATCCTGAAGGCAGAGTCCTTGCTGTCCAACAACAAATGTTTTTTGCACATGTCCTTAGCGAGAACTGGGGAATAGGCGAAGCAATTATCTTGCGCAAGTTAGCAATGGCTGGATTAAAACTTGCACCTGATGCAGACGAGGTGGCGGTAGATGCCGCCGCGATACTTCCTAAATTGGAAATGCAAAAGACAACAAAACTTAAGGCAGTACCTACTGGGGAGGGAATATGAGTCTGACACCTATGCAGGTCGAAAAGCGCCTGTTGGATTTATCAAAAGAAATTGACGAGGCGCACCAAGATTTAGTTGCTTGCGAACACACATATCACACAGCAAAAGCAAGCCTTGAAATCTCTATGGCTCGTTCACGCATGGCAGTTGCACATCCTGACCATAAATTGACTAGCGTTCAACGAGACGACCAAGCATTAATTGAAAATGCAGACCTACATATGAACTTATCCATAGCGGAATCATCTGTAAAAGCGGCTCGCGCAAATGCGAATCGTATCCGCACTCAGGTAGATATTGCTCGCTCTATCTCAGTCTCAGTACGCGCAAGCATGGAGATTTAATGGATATTGCATCCTTATTAAAGGTAGCCCTAAACGAACATGATGATGCGCGGGAAAGGTCACAGCAGACCGAACTTGGTGCATCATCAGTTTATGGGTGTAAGCGACAAGCATGGAGTATTCTGCGGCAAGTTCCCAAGACTAATCCAAATACCGAATCGCTTGCGGCAATTATTGGCACAGCCGTTCATGCAACTATCGCAGAGGCGATGAAAAACGCTGACCCATTTGGCGAGGAATTCTTAATTGAACAAGGGTTCCGCACACCTGATTTGCGTGGGCATTGTGACCTATTCATTAAATCAACTGGTACGGTGGTGGATTGGAAAACTACCACCAAGAAAAAACTTGCAGAATTCCCTAACGAACAACAAAAAATGCAAGTGCAACTTTATGGATATCTCATAGAGGAAGCAGGACATGTGGTTCACGAAGTTTGCTTGGTTGCAATTCCGCGTGACGGTTGGCAGAAAGATGTCAAAGTTTATTCAGAACCATATGACCGCGAAAAAGCGTTACTGGGAATTCAATGGATTAAAGACATACAAAATACTGTTTATCCACCAGAACCCGAGCGCCCTAAATTCTTTTGCAGTAACTTCTGCGAATACTATGATGCGTCAGGGGTTAATGGATGCACAGGGAAGTAATCAACAGAGACAAAGTAGAATGGCAAAGGGCATCATGCAGAGGGTTGGATACCGACCTTTTTTATACTGCGCGTACCGATTTGCTGGCAGAAGGATTAAATTACAATCATCTGCGCAGAATGTGTTTTGCTTGTCCAATACAAATAGATTGTTTGAAGGTAGCCACATCATATGAACCTTACGGATTCTGGGGCGGCTTATCGGAAGATGAACGCAGACATATCTATGCAGGTAAATTTGATACTAGGGTCATAGGCTGGTTACGCAGAGACCTTGCACAAATAAGTGTAAGGATTTCTAGTTTAGTGCAGACCGTCTTATCTGTAGAGAGGGACTTTACTTTTAACAAATGAGTATTAACCAACAGGTGGCAGAACTTATCAAAGTGTATTTTAGAAACTACACAGGGGATATTGCGCCAGCGCGGGGACAAATGGCTGGTCAGTTGCAGTCAATTCTAAAAGAAACAACTTTTGAGAAAGTTCTGCCGCTTGTTGAGTCCGTTGCATTAGATGGGATGCCTTTATCGCGGGCAACATTGTTGATGGCGGCAAAAAAACTAAAGACACCTGCGGAAAAACCAACCAACATTCCGCCTGTATTTGACCCGCAAGAATACGAAAACCCCTTCGCAATACCAATGCCTCAATATGTCCGTGAGGCTTTGAACCGACCCCGTACAACGCCGATAGAGACACAAACAGATGAGGGGTAGGGTTATTACACCCAACGACACGCCGAGCCGCTAATTCCGCCCTGTAAGGCGTATTACTGGTAAGTAATGTATTCTGTAAGACTATAGGAGGAACAAATGAGTGTTCTGAGACATATAGATGTAGGCGCGGTTCAGGCTGGCGATACTGTGGTCATCAACAACAATCGGTTTGTCGTGGACTATACAGAACCCGAAGGCTATGGCTACGAGATGCAACTTCATGATGCAACTGGTAGTAAGGTTAGAAAGTGTCTACTACAGGGCGAGACGGTAAGTCTAGAGATTTGACAATTGCCTTCAAAGTAGAAGGCAAACCTATCCAGCAGGGTTCTATGCGTGCATTTAATAACCGCATAGTCCACAATAAATCTGCCGACCTTATGGCATGGCGCAAGTTGGTGGCGGTGGCGGCGGCTAAGGCGGGTTGTACGCCGATAGACGGACCAATCATAGTAACCATGCGATTCCGATATGACCGACCGAGAACCGTATCTAGGCGGTTGCCAACCGTACCACCAGACCTTGACAAACAAATACGCTCCATACTGGATGCCCTCACAGGGGTTGCTTATGTGGATGACAGTCAGGTGGTCAGCATCAACGCTACTAAGGAGTACGGGTCGCCACAAGGGGTATCCATTGAATTGACAGGCGGTTTTGACGACCTCTAAAAGTTATCAAAAAGTTACCAAAAATCTGCCGTAGATGTTTACTTTTCCCTGTTGTCGTTTTAGAATTGCACCATAACCCAATCAGGGGTTACCAACAAGGAGGCACCAAATGACAACAGCAACAACAACACGCAACTCAAACACAACTGGCATGAAGATTATGACATGGCAATCAGTACAAAAAATTGCACAGGAAATTGGCGTTACTTACTACAACGAAGATAATCAATACCGCCGCAACGGATACGGAATCAAGGCTACTCCAAAGAATTATGGTTTTGGAGATTTAACTCGCATCGAAATCATAAGCGATGCACCTTCTGTTCGTCTCAACGATTACATTAACCAAGCAATCTATACCATGGCAAAGCAAAACTTTATGTTGAAGTTGGAACTTTGGGCTCTTAAAAACAATGTTCAGTACAAGGTCACAGAGGATTCATACCGCTCATATTTCCAAATTATCGAAGGATAAGGTTTACTTTCTTACAATTCAATATATAGTTATACCTATCACCCAATCAGGGGTGGTACTAAACAGGAGGCAAAAAATGGCAACAGTCGAAATCACTTGGAAGGCTTTTGGTAACAAGCCAGAGCGCAATCGTTTTATCTCATCAGTTGAATTTGAAACCGAATTCGATATCACAGATGAAAACCGCAATCAATTCTTCAATGTTGTATATCAGCAAACAAATCTATATAGCGGAAATCTCTGGAACATTATCGAACCACTTCTTTCACCAACTCGCACACACACCGCACTTTCAATCGGTGATTCAATCAGAATTAATGATGCAACTTACACAGTTGCGGAAACTGGCTTTGAATTGGTAGGTGCATAATGAGCGACACAACTTACGAAGGTTGGAAGAACTACGATACATGGAATGTATCATTGTGGATTAACAACACGGAACCGCTATATCTTGCGGCGGTTGCTTTTATGAAGTGCAACCCAGACAAGGACAATCCATACATTGGATTTATTCTTAGCATGTATATGACCAATATGGTTACCCCTGATGCTGTGGAATATATGTCAGACAAATTGGACTATCCAGAACTTAACGACATGATGAAGGAATTGGTGGCATAAATGGCGCAATATAAAATCACGGTACATCAAACTCTTATCGAAGATGTTGCCGAATTTGCTACACGCGAAGAAGCCAATAACTATGCGGTCAAGCAAAAACTGGCTATGCAGGTAATCAAAGGTGACAGCGAATGGATATGGCATGACATTGAACTGGTGGTGGCATAATGTTAGGAATTATCATAATCGTTGCAGTAACTTGCATCACACCAGCCATTTTGTTTGGTATGTTTAGCATGGAGAAGGGGGCATATGATGAAGATTATTTGCAAAGATAACCATTGGAAAATTAAAGATGGGCAACTAATTCTGGACACACCAGAAGGTCAAGATACGGTTAAGGTTATGGTGCATATTTTAGAAGCACAGATTCGTGGGCGTATCTACGATGAAATTTGCGCGGTGGATTTTACAAGCGACCGCAAGCGAGTTATGAAGAATGGACTAGAAAATGCACTACTAGCCGTTCAGGATATTTGCGCCAATGTAGCGTTAGGAGCGAAACATGAGTCTGATTGACCGCAACGCTGTAATACATGGCAAGCATAAGAACTCGCAAGCCGCCGCAGATGCCTTTTTTTTAAAGTCAGGGTCATGGCGTAGAAATATCTTCACATTTGTATCCAGTCGTGGAGCAGAAGGCGCAACAGACCAAGAAATGCAGGAACATTTTAATAAGTCAGGGGATACCATTCGCCCTACTCGTAAGACATTAGAAAAGGATGGTCTGCTGGTGGATTCCAACCGCACTCGCAAAAATGCTGGTGGCAACGACTGCATCATTTGGGTCACATACGAATACGAAGGGCAGTTATTCTAATGCCGACTTATGAATTTCGTTGTGATAGCGATAAGACAATGATAGAGATACAACAAGGATTCCATGATGGAACTATCCCATCTTGTCCTTTATGCGGCAACAATATGTCAAAGGTATTTTCACCAACGCCAGCGCATTTCAAAGGTACTGGCTTCTATAAAAATGGAGGGTAATTATGGAAAAGAAAATTGGTACTTTTTGGTATGCGCGTGGGCGCAAAACAGGTTTTGGAATTGGATTTGATATTTCCAAGTACGGCATACAACTTGATTTAGGCTTCTGGTATGTGGGGGTAGAGTTCTAGTGATTATTGGACTTAGTGGTTATGCGCAGGTAGGTAAAGATACTGTTGCACAAATCTTGGTAGAAGAATACGGATACTCGCGTATTGGATTTGCCGACATTATTCGCAACGCTTGCTACCGCCTAAATCCAATTGTCACGCTGGAAGGATTACGGTTAGCCCATGTGGTTGATTTGGAAGGCTGGGATATTGCTAAACAAGTTCCAGAAGTTCGCCGTATCTTACAAGTAATGGGAACCGAAGTAGGGCGTGAGTTAATTGACCCACAAATCTGGGTGGAACTTACCTTACATAACACAGCCAAAACGGATAAGGTAGTTATACCAGATGTAAGATTTAGGAACGAGGCTGAGGAAATTAAGTGGCGCGGTGGACAAATTTGGCGCATAAGCCGTATTGACAAAAATGCACCAGTTAATTTGCACCGTTCAGAAACCGACATGGACGCGTGGTCATTTGACCAATATGTATCTAACAATGGCACAATAGAGGACTTGCGAGACGAGGTAGCCAAAATATGGCAACCGTAGAAGATGTAGACCATTGCACAGGTTGTGGAATGTGGATTATGACTTCATGGTTGGAATGTCCCGCATGCAAAAAACCAATAGCGAAAGGAGACAGCGATGCTGAATCTAATCAAATGGGAGGAATCATGTTAGGCGTAAAGGAAACGGAGAAAGGTGAGGACTGAAGTTTCGCGCAAGATTCCTAGCAGTAGCCGCAATCGCGGTAGGGATTTTGTTAGCAACACCAGCCTTAGCCCAAAGCCCTAAGATGGTGGACACAAGGACACCAATGGCGGCAAAGTTCCACGCAAAGAATCAGTTAGGTTCTTTTGGTTGGGCTCAAAGTCAATGGGGATGCCTTGAACAACTTTGGACTAAAGAGTCAAATTGGCGCCCAGACGCCAAGAACAAACACGCTGTAACGGTTGTAAGAGGCGGTAAGAGGGTAAAAGTACACGCGGGTGGTATCCCGCAAATACTTGGACTTGACCCCGACACAAGCGTTAGAGTACAAGTTAATAAAGGTTTGATTTATATCAAGTCGCGTTATGGAACTCCATGCGGAGCCAAAAGATTTTGGGATAAGCGCTCTTGGTATTAAGATAGATTTGTCGTAGGGCTGATTCCCAGCGACAGCGTTGCCAGCCGGAGAAGATGGTAACGAGAGAGACCCACCGCGATTTGCCTCCCGGTGGGTTTTCTCATGTCTAGGGTAGAATCAAGGTATGACCACTATCGCCGCCATTGAAGGCAACGGTTGGGCGGTAATAGGAGCAGATTCACAATCATCAGGGGAAGATGGATTTGCAATAGATATCCCTGCTGGCAAAATCTTTAAAAACGGAGAGGTAATAGTCGCAGGTGCTGGTGCCGTTCGCGGGATAAATCTTTTGGAACATGCGTGGGTAAGCCCCGCCATAAAAATAGACAATATGGACAAGTATGTAACCAGTATCCTGATTCCTTCCATACGCAAATGTTTTGATGCCGCCGACTATGAATACAAAAAAGACGAAGGTTCTGTACTGCAAGACAACATTTTTATAGTCTGTGTGCGTGGTCTTATCTATAGAATTGACGAAGATTATGGGTGGGAAAGAACGACCAACAATTTATATGTTGCAGGGTCAGGCGAAAGATTTGCTTTAGGTGCATTGGAGGCGTTGAAGGCAAACCAATCTGAATCAATTACCAGAGCAAAAAATTACATACGCGTGGCATTAAAGGTGGCATCCAAGTATGATGTTTTTACAGGAGGCGAAATCAAATTTATGGTATCTAATGGATAGACGAATAGCGGAAGCGGTACTTAACCGCGCAGGTAACTACTGCGAAAAATGTGGCAATTCAGGTTACGACTTTGCTTTGCACCATAGGCGCTTAAAATCGCAAGGCGGTAAAGATGAGGTCTGCAATCTTATGGCAGTACATCACAAATGCCACAATATGGGAACAGATGCCATCCACATGAATCCTGCCAAGTCAATCGAGATGGGTTGGATAGTTCCAAGTTGGGCGCAACCCGCCGAGTATCCCTTACACCTTTCAGACGGAAGTAAGGTATTGTTGGATAACGAAGGCTCCTATATAGAAGAAGGTGGAAAAAATGGCACAAATTGAAATCGTAGGTAATGCTGGTAGCGATGCAGAACTTAAATTTATTAAAGGTTCAAAGGGCGATTTTGCTGTAGGCAATTTTAGTCTTGCTGAGACTCCACGCGAGTTCAAAAATGGCGAATGGACTACAGGCGAGACAGTATGGTGGAAAGTATCTGCTACTGGTGAACTTGCGGAATGGCTAGGCGATACACCGCTTAAAGGAACTAAGTTACTTGTTAAAGGTGACTTAAAGGCTTTTGAATATCGCGGGCGTGATGGAGAAACCAAATCAGGCTTTGAAGTAAGAGCCAAGATGATTGCGGTTGTCGGTACGCTAAAGCGCAAGATGGAAAATCCATATAAGGAAACCAAGACGGAGGAAGCAGGGTGGCCGTTTTAATGACAAGTCAAGAAGTGTGCGAATATCTAGGAATCACTAGAAATAATTTGTACCAAATTACATACCGCAAGCAACTTTCATGGGTAGGCAAGTCTGGTAAAAATGCTATCTATGACCGCAACCAAGTGGAAGCGTATAAGACGAAACGAGACAATCGTTCATCATGAAATGCGTACTGTGCCGCAAGACCACAGAGCGTTCATTATGCGAATCATGCTGGGATTATGCTATAACTAAGTTAAAGTCATTTCCTAGTAAGTATTATGAACTCGAAAAGGAATTGCAACCTAGTAAGGGATATGGCGAAAGGGTAGGCGGAAGTAAGACACCGCCTATCCCAGTCCAATTAGAGACCCTTGACTTGCGTACTGGCGGCATCAGCAAACCTTTAATGGCGCATGAATCCAAAATCCGAGTGGTGCGAGAACATACTCGTATTACATTTAGAGGCGAAGAAATTAACCGCATTAAAATGACCGTTAAATATCTTACAGGTCAATCAGAATGGGTATTTAAGCACTATGAGGAAATTGAATCTTTAACCAAAGACATAAATAGTGTAAGCAATAGGATTTCGAGTGTGCTTGGATTTAAGTCTGAAATGGTGCCAATTGGCACTTGCCCAGCACAAGATGATAAGGGCGAAGTATGTGGCGCTAAATTACTTATCAACCCAAAAACGCTTACAGATTTTGATGATATTAAATGCAGGGCGTGTGGCACTTCATGGGATAGTGCTAAGTGGAGATTATTAGGCAGGATGCTTAGTGCTGACTTTTAATGAAGCAATAAAAGTATTTAAAGTATCGCAAGCAACCATGTATCGCTGGATAAAACAAGACGGCATCAAATGTAAGATAATAGGCGGGTCAAGATACTACGACATAGACCAATTGCAAAACGCCTATCAAAAACGCCACTTAAATTAAGTTATGTGATAATCTACGCAGTATCTTGGAGAAGGTCTATACTCAAGGACATGCAAGTGGTTATAGATGACCTAACGGTACACGACATAGACGAGGCTTTGAGCCACTTGCGTCTAAAATTGCAAGACAGATATGGAAATAGGCTAACCTTTACCCAGCGAGAATTCTACTTAGAACAAGTGGATGATTTACTGGATGCAAGGATAGAGTTGAAGGCGTATGAACATAACTCAGAAACTAATTTCGGAACTAAAACTAGACCCGAATAATGCTAGAAAGCACTCGGATAAAAATCTAAATGCTATTGCATCAAGTCTAGAAAAGTTTGGACAACGCAAGCCTATTGTTGTGCATAATGGCGTTGTTATCGCAGGTAACGGAACGCTAGAAGCCGCTAAAAAAATTGGCTGGCATGAAATTACCGTAACGGAAGTTCCTGCTAACTGGGATGCAGATACCGCAAAAGCCTTCGCTATTGCTGATAACCGTACTGCTGAACTTGCTGAATGGGATACACCAGTACTTGTGTCGCAACTTCTTGAAATGGAAGAAGAAGGTTGGGACTTAAAGGAATTTGGTTTTGACGATAAGTCAATGGAGAATTACAAAGACGAGATAGATAGTCTTAATCCGCAACAGCAGGAATACTCCAACAAAATGAATATTCCGCAATATGAAATTGTAGGCGAAGAGCCACTACTTATAGATTTAATTAACACCAGCAAAGCAGATAGTTTGTCGCTACAAATTGAAGCCGCTGACCTGCCTAAAGACATTAAAGAATTTTTGTTACGCGCATCACAGCGACATGTTGTATTTGACTACCGCAAGATTGCTGAATTTTATCCTCATCAAACACCTGAGATTCAGGAACTTATGGAGGAATCCGCGTTGGTAATTATAGATGCGGAAGATGCAATCCGTAATGGTTATGCAAACTTCTTAACAACCATCGCTGAACTTGAAGAACTAGATGACAACAACTAGAAGCGCCGCAGTCTTTATCTTGACTCACGGTAGACCAGATAACATAAAAACTCTGGATATGTTGCAACGCTCTGGTTATACGGGCAAGATTCATATTGTTATAGATAATGAAGATGCAAGAGCAGACGAATACTTTGAACGCTACGGTGACATGGTATTGCAATTTGATAAGAAGGCTGTTGCAGACCGCATTGATGATGCAGATACATCAGGCGATAGACGCGCAATTATTTATGCTCGTCACGCCGCACAGGATATGGCTAAAGAACTTGGCTATGACTATATGTTGCAACTTGATGATGACTATGCAGACCTACGCTACCGATTCATAAAGAATGGTGTGCTTACTTCATATAGAGTGAAGAACCTTGATGCATTATTTGAGGCTACATACAAATTTTTAGATGATACTGATTCGCTGACTGTGGCTTTTGGTCAAGGTGGCGACATGATAGGTGGCATCAATAGTCCAAACTATAAGCGTGGACTGCAACGCAAGGCTATGAATAGTTTTTTTATTCGCACCAGCAAATATGTAAACTTTATTGGCAAGATTAACGACGATGTTAATATGTATGTCGTTTATGGTTCACGCGGGGAAAAAGTATTTACGGCGTTCCATGTAAATGTGCTACAAATGGCTACACAAGCCAATCAAGGTGGCATGACTGAACTGTATTTAGAAGAAGGCACATACGCTAAGAGTTTTTACTCTGTAATGATGGCGCCTTCATGCGTAAAGATTTATCCTATGGGTACAGCCAATAGGCGCTTGCATCATAAAGTGGACTGGCGTTACGCTGTTCCATGCATTATCAACGAGAAGCACAAAAAGGTCGGAGGGCTAAAATGATAGTTGGAGTAACAGGTGGGGCGGGATTTATTGGCTCTTGGATTTGCGCAGAACTTGAAGCGCGTGGTCATAAGCCGTATGTGCTAGACCACAAAGGTCGCTTGGAACATGGCTTACTTGGTGATGTAAGAGATAACACAATCGTTATGGAAATGGCGGCGCATGTTGATGCAATTATCCATCTTGCGGCTGTGCTTGGAACTACAGAAACCATTGATGCGCCCCACGCGGCGGCAGAAACTAATATCATGGGCACGCTTAATGTATTTGAAGCGGCGTCACGATACGACCTCCCAGTAGTATTTGCGGCTGTAGGTAATGCCAATATTGCACGCGGAACTTATTGCATTACAAAATCATGCGGCGAAAGATTTGTTGCCATGTATCGTGAAGATAGAGGATTGCGCATTACATCAGTTCGACCAATGAACGCTTATGGTCCACGCCAATCTGCTCCATCACCTTACGGTTCAGCCAAAGTTCGTAAGATTGTTCCATCATTTATTACATCAGCCTTATCAGGTGAAGCCATGAGACTTTATGGTGGAGGAACTCAATACAGCGATACTGTATGGGTTGGAGATGTAGCCAAAGTATTTGTTACCGCACTAGAAGAAGCCGCTAAGGGAAATGTTCCTAAGCATCCAATTGATGTAGGTAACGCAACACCTTACACAGTCCTAGATGTTGCACAGGAAATCCAAAAGCATATTCCCGGCGCAACTATTGACAATGTGCCTATGCGTACAGGCGAACCTCACGGTGGCGCTATTGCAACTCCTGCTGACCTTAAGGCTATTGTTGATGCGGTTGCTCTGGTTAATCCTGCGCTAGACCGTAAGGATATTCAACGAATTACCCGCGAATTAGGAACTGTAGTATCGGCAGACCCAGATACTCTTAAAGCAATCGGTATGGATATTAACGACTTCAAGCCTTTGTCTGAGGGAATCGCTGAGACGGTCAAATGGTTTGCCGAGAACGAAGGCGTTACTTGGCACAAACCTGTGACCAGTAAGTAATCTATCTATGCCAAATCACAATGCGGCTGTTCCCAGTCCTGAACTGGTAGATAAAGAGATACGAGTCTTGGAATTACGCCGTGTTGGACTAACATGGCAACGAATTGCTGAGGAAGTTGGATACGCTGACCACACAGGAGCGTATGCGGCTTACAAGCGGGCAATCAAGCGCACAATGCAACAGCCCGCAGATGAATTAAGGGAACAAGAAGTAGACCGCCTAGACCGCCTCCAAGTGGCTGTATGGCCTTCTGCTATGAAGGGTGATACAAGAGCAATTTTGACTATCATTCGCCTAATGGAGAGAAGGGCTAAACTGCTAGGGCTAGATAAGCCAATTAAGATAGAGCAGGAAATAACAACTTGGGATGGCAATGACACAATTGATAGAGCAGTTAGAGAACTCGCCGCGTTACTCACCGCAGACTATGCAACTGGCACAAGCGAGAGTCCAATGGCAGAACTTGTCAGCGAGAGCGAATCAGTTGCCACCGGAATCGAACTGGAAAACTTGGTTGATTCTCTCGGGTCGCGGGTGGGGCAAGACGAGAACGGGAGCGGAGTGGTTAGTATGGAAAGCGATAACCAATCCTAAGACTCGCTGGGCTGTAGTCGCGCCGACAAGCGCGGATGTAATTGACACCTGCTTTGAGGGTGAATCAGGAATTATTACCGTTTTAACTCGTTATGGTATTTATGACGAGAACGCTTGGAACAAATCTCGTTCGGCTTACATGTTGCCTAACGGCTCACGCATAAAAGGATTTAGTGCTGAAAAGCCTGACCGACTTCGTGGACCGCAACATCATGGTGCTTGGTGTGATGAGTTAGCGGCATGGGCTAGCCCTGAAACATTTGACCAGTTGCAATTTGGTTTGCGTTTAGGTACACACCCGCAAGTAATTGTTACTACTACTCCACGACCAACTAAAATTGTTAAGGAAATCCTAAAAGACCCTGAGACAATAGTTACTCGTGGCAGTACTTACGAGAACAAAGATAACCTTGCGGCATCAACGCTAGTTACCTTACAGAACAAGTATGAAAACACTCGCTTAGGTCGCCAAGAACTATTTGGTGAAATCCTTGATGACAACCCCGGTGCGCTTTGGACTAGAACTGGTATTGAAGCGGCACGAATTAAATTGGATGCAGTACCTCCATTTAGTCGAGTTGTTGTAGGCGTAGACCCAGCCGTTACTAATAACGAAGATAGCGACAGCACAGGAATTGTTACCTGTGGCATGACCGCTGATGGTCATTATTATGTTTTAGATGACAGCACAACAAAAGCCAGTCCACAAGAGTGGGCTACTGTTGCTGTTAATTGTTATGAAAGATACAAGGCAGACCGTATTGTTGCGGAAACAAATAACGGTGGCGACCTTGTAATACATTTGCTGCAACAGGTTAAGCCAACAGTTTCCACAAAGAAGGTCACAGCGACACGCGGGAAGCACTTACGCGCTGAACCTATTGCAGCACTTTATGAACAAGGGCGCGTACACCATGTAGGTTACTTCGGTAACTTAGAGGACCAAATGTGTGAATACGAACCCGGGGTAACACAGGATTCGCCTGATAGAATGGATGCATTAGTCTGGGCGCTTACTGAGTTGAGTGAGGGCTCGGCGGCAATTAACTTCCTATCTGCGATGGCAGTATTTTGTCCACAATGTAAGACCCCTTATTCTAAGTCAATGCGCACCTGCCCAAGATGCAATATCCCTCTAGGAGAATCTAATGCCAGCACAGTCAATAAGTCAGACTCCTGACCCGCTTAACATTACTGTTCGCCAAAACCAAGAGTGGGCTATTAACTTTTCTTACCAAGATGCTAACGGCGCGGCTATTTCATTGGCTGGTTATACGCCCATCTTGCAATTCCGTACATCTGCGCTTGCTCGCACTACAGTTTTATCTCTCACAGTAGGCAACGGCATAACATTTAATGCGGCAACAAAGCCACAGGTACAAATTAACACAGGCATTACAACACCACCAGGAAAATACGAGTGGGACTTGAAATGCACACCAGCAAATGGTGAAGCAATTTATTTAGGTCGCGGTATTGTGCAAGTAGATGCTGAGGTATCTCGCTAATGGCTGATGAGATAATTGTAACGCCTGTCGTTGCAGACATTATTGTCAGCGCGGCTGGTTCTCGCGGTGTACAAGGTTTGCAAGGCACACAGGGTACACAAGGCTTACAGGGCGTTCAGGGAACTGTAGGTATTCAAGGGTTCGTTGGTACACAAGGAACTCAGGGAACGCAGGGAACTCAAGGCACACAGGGTTTAACTGGCATCCAAGGTCGTACTGGCACTCAAGGTATTACTGGGTCGCAAGGTACAACTGGGTCACAAGGAACGCAGGGCGTTCAAGGTGTACAAGGTCGTCAAGGCACAATTGGTAGTCAAGGCACGACAGGTTCTCAAGGTGCGCAAGGTACGCAAGGTAATACTGGCGCGCAGGGAACTATTGGTATTCAAGGCACAGATGGAACACAAGGCATTGTTGGTACGCAAGGCACAACTGGTATTCAGGGAACGCAAGGTACACAAGGCGTTCAAGGAACAATCGGCGTACAAGGAATTCAAGGCGCGCAGGGCGTACAGGGAACACAAGGAATTCAGGGCAACCAAGGAACTCAAGGTGTTCAAGGAGTTCAGGGCGTACAAGGCGGTCAAGGTACGCAGGGTATCCAAGGCGTACAAGGTCAAGCAATTCAAGGTGCGATTGGTACTGGCGTAAACATACTTGGTTCATACCCAACTTATGCGGCACTTGTACTTGCACATCCAACTGGCAACAATGGCGATGCATATTTAGTTGGACAAGGCGACCTTTATGTATGGTCATCAACATCTAACTCATGGGTTAATGCTGGCAACATCTCTGGTCCACAAGGTCTTACAGGATTACAAGGAACAACTGGTGCGCAAGGCACTCAAGGCATTACAGGTATTCAAGGTGCAACTGGATTGCAAGGTGCGCAAGGCACTAATGGAATTCAAGGAACAACTGGTGCTACTGGTTCGCAAGGTACTCAAGGTGTACAAGGAACTTTTGGTATTCAGGGAACTACTGGAACACAAGGATTAACTGGCTCACAAGGTATTGCGGGAATTCAAGGTGCTGACGGCACACAAGGAATTGTTGGTATTCAGGGCGCGACAGGAACTCAAGGCGCAATTGGTACTCAAGGATTGACTGGGCTACAAGGTACGCAAGGAATTCAAGGCGTAACTGGAAGTCAAGGAACTACTGGTACGCAGGGTACTGATGGAATTCAAGGTACTCAAGGTCTGCAAGGTGTTCAAGGTACACAAGGTATTCAGGGGCTTATCGGGCTACAAGGCACAAATGGCTTGCAAGGAATTACAGGGTCGCAGGGTACACAAGGAATCCAAGGATTAACAGGTACGCAAGGACTTGACGGAATACAAGGCGCACAAGGACTGCAAGGCATACAAGGTCTACTTGGTTTGCAGGGAACACAAGGTACGCAATCAGTTCAAGGCTTGCAAGGACCACAAGGGCTTTTTGGTTCGCAAGGTGTACAAGGTGTTGGCGGCGAAAACGGAAATGCTTACATTGTTGATTATTTAGATGGTGGCAATGTAACACCCAACACAGATATCATTTACAACGCTGAAACGGCAACAACAACATCATGGACATATACCATTGATGCTGGCGGCGCCACGGTTTCATTCTAACTAATAGCAAAAGGATAATGACATGACATCACGCTTACAGAACCGCCGCGATACAGCAGCCGCATGGACAAGTGCAAATCCAACACTTGCCGCTGGCGAGATGGGTCTTGAAACCGATACTTCAAAATGGAAGATGGGTAATGGTTCTACTGCGTGGAACTCACTTGCTTATGCTTATAGTGCAGGTGCGCAAGGAACGACAGGTACACAAGGCGTAACTGGCAGTCAAGGTACAACTGGACTACAAGGTATTACAGGCGCGCAAGGCACAACTGGTGCAACAGGTATTCAAGGAGCAACTGGCACTCAAGGAGTTACAGGTTCTCAAGGAACTACAGGCTTACAGGGAATAACAGGTACACAAGGAACCACAGGCGCGCAAGGCACCACAGGGGCTCAAGGTACTCAAGGACTACAAGGAACTGTAGGAAATGCTGGCGGTGGAATCTCAGGATTTAACGCACAGACAGGAACAACTTACACACTTGCTATTGGTGATTTGAATAAGTTGGTTACAGCATCTAACGCATCTCCAATTACAGTTACAATTCCTATTTCAGTATTTAGTGCAAACGATGTAGTAAATGTTCAACAAATTGGTGCAGGGCAAGTAACTTTTGCCGCCGCATCAGGTGCAACAGTTACATCTAATGGCGCAACAGTAGCCGCTCCTAAATTGCGAGCGCAGTATTCAGCATGTTCAATCATTTGTACCGTAGGCGGCGCAACTCCATCATTTACAGTTATCGGTGATGTTTCCTAATGAGTCCACTACCTGGGTTTTTTGCATCCGAAATTCAAGGGCATTTAAGCGCACCTGCATTTCAGGGTGATTTTTGGGCGCTCAATACTGTAACTTTATCAAGCACAGCATCATCAGTAACCTTTACAGGAATACCACAAAATTATCGTAACCTGCAATTACGAATTTTTGGACAAACTAATCGCGGTACATACGGAATTGACGAGGCTTGTATTAGATTCAATTCTGACACAACAAACAATTATGCTGACCACGCTGTTTATGGTGACGGTTCTGCACCAGCAGCGGTATCAGATACATCTGCAAACAAGATATTTTTAGGAACGGGCGCGCTTGGCACAACAACAAGTGGATTTTTTGGAATTAACATTGCAGATATTCTTGACTATACATCTACAACTAAAAATAAAACTGTCAGAACGCTTGGCGGCGCTGATGTTAATGGAACAGTTGGAGGAATTGGTGGCAGAGTAAGCCTTGGTTCAGGTGTATGGCTAAATAGTTTGAGCCCAGTAACTTCCGTCACTCTTATACCAGGAAATGGCTCGGCATTTACCGCATATTCCAGTTTTGCATTATACGGAGTTAAATAATGGCTACTAATACATATATTGCGCTTGATAAAAAAACTGTAACGGGGAGTGCTGCCGCTAGTGTCGAATTTTTATCTATTCCGCAAACATATACTGACTTAGTCGTTGTTATTAACGGACAGGTTTCCGCTAATGTAACTGTCTCGTGTCAACTAAATGCAGATACAGGAGCGCATTATTCCACTACTGAATTGTTTTCAGATGGAAGCATTTTAAGTAGTTTTAGAACTACTAATAATGCTCAGATTGCTATAATGGGAATTGGCGCTCAGGTCAATAGTGGTAGCCAATGGATGTCTACACTAAATTTCCAAAACTATTCAAATGCTACAACTTACAAAACTGTGCTTGCAAGAACATCTGCAACCGCAACTGGCGTAAATGCAACGGTTTCATTGTGGCGTGGCTCCACAGGTTCCTCAACCGAAGCAATTACATCAATCAAATTTTTAGGCTATGCAGGAGCATCAAGTTTTACAGTCGGCACCACATTTTCTTTGTATGGTATAAAGGCATGGGAAGCCGAAGCAACACCTAAAGCAACAGGTGGATATGTTTATTCAGATTCTTCATATTGGTATCATTCATTTCCATTTAGTTCTACATTTACACCGTTGCAATCACTTACAGCCGATTATTTAGTTATTGGTGGTGGTGGGGCAGGAGGTTCGGGTGGCGGCGCTGGCGCATATAGAACATCATTGGAAGCATCTCCTTTGTCACTTACTGCTCAGGCTTACACAATTACAATAGGTGCGGGTGGCGCTTCAGAAACTACTACAGGCGCGACTTATGGAACTGTTGGAGGTGACAGTATTTTTTCAACTATTACCTCTAGTGGTGGTGGCTATGGCGGACAAATTGGTACGCAAACATCCCCAAATAAAAACGGTGTTGCAAATGGAAATGCATCAGGCGGCGGTTCTGGAACTGGCGCAAACGCAACAGGAGGCGCGGCTGGAACTTATGGAAATAAAGGTGGAGATGGAAGTGCAACATATCCATACCCACCTGCCTATGGTTCGGGTGGCGGCGGGGGCGCGGGAAGCGCTGGCGGAAATGGAACATCAACCAAGGGTGGCGATGGCGGAGCAGGTAAAAATGTTAATGCTACTTGGGCAACCGTAACTGGAACCGGCGTTAATGGTTATTACGCAGGTGGCGGAACAGGTTATGCAGAACCCGGATATGAACTTACAGCCATCGCCGGAAGCGGCGGAGGTGGTTCTGCGCTTGCACCAAATGGCGTAGTAAGCACAGGTTCAGGCGGAGGCGCATTAACTTCTTTAAATGGCTATAAAGGTGGCAATGGCGGTTCAGGTTTAGTTATTATTAGATATGCAAAATAAGGAGATAAATCATGGCTGACACAAGTACATATACCTTATTGCAACGCGTATCGGTCACATCAGGCGTATCGTCTGTAACCTTTTCTAATATTCCGCAAACAGGTTATACCGATTTGAAAATTGTTGCATCAACAAGAATTACATCCAGCAATACATTAGGGCTTTTGCCAATTAGATTTAACGGTTCTAGTTCCAGCCTTTCTAGTATTGTCATATATGGATTTGGAAATAATCAAGGAACATCTGGTTATTCTGGGGTTGCTTACGCAATTTGGGGCTATACCAATGGTGGAACTTCAACATCTAATGTTTTTGCCAATACAGAATTTACAATACCAAATTACACTTCAAGCAACTATAAATCAGTTAGTGTTGATAGCGTAAACGAAAATAATGCTGTTGATGGTAGACAAAGTTTAACAACGGGCTTATGGTCCAATACTGCGGCAATTACCTCGGTAACATTTGATGCGCTGGATGGTGGCGCTGGCGCACAAGTTTTTCTATCGGGTAGCACTTTTTCACTTTATGGATTGTCCGCGTTAGGCACTACACCCGGAACTCCTAAAGCCTTGGGCGGAGATATTGTTACAACGGATGGTACTTATTGGTATCACAGTTTTCTTAATTCAGGGGCGTTTATACCGCAATCAGCATTATCTTGTAGCACATTAGTTGTAGCAGGTGGAGGCGGCGGGGGATATTCAGGAAATGACCGCGGCGCGGGTGGCGGAGGCGCGGGAGGTTATCGCACCGGGAGTTCAGTATCATTAACTGCATTAACAAGTTACCCGGTTATTATTGGTGCGGGTGGTGCGGCTGGTACTTCAAATCCATATCAAGGTTTTAGCGGTACAGGTTCTACTTTTTCAACTACAAACACAAGTGGCGGAGGCGGGGGCGGTTCGTCTGCGGTTGCGGTTGCGGGTGGAGTTGCCGGAGGTTCGGGTGGTGGAGCATGTAATACAGGCGGTTCGGGAACAAATACTGGCGGAGCAGGTAATACAGGTTCTTATTCTCCCGTTGAAGGCTATGCGGGCGGAAATGCAATTCAAAATGGTGGAGGATATAACGGCGGTGGAGGTGGCGGTTCATCGGGAGCCGGGCCAGCGGCATCTGCGTATGATTCAACGGGAACTACTGGCGGTGCAGGTACAGCCAATTCAATTAGCGGAACTTCGGTAACATACGCAACAGGTGGTCGCGGTGCAGGTGCAACAATGACACGCGCCGCAGTTGCAGGTACAGCAAGTACCGGAAATGGCGGAGAAGGTGTTGCACAAAATTACACAGCCGCAAATGGCGGTTCAGGTATTGTTATTATTAGATACCCGGTATAAGGAGATATAAAATGGCGCATTTTGCAGAAATTGACGAAAACAATATTGTTATTCGCGTGTTAGTTGTACCCAATGACCAAGAACATCGCGGTCAGGAATTCCTTGCTAACGATTTAGGTCTTGGCGGATTTTGGATGCAAACAAGTTACAATGGCAATATGCGCAAAAATTATGCAGGAGTTGGTCATCAATTTGACCCTACACGCGATGCATTTATTGCACCACAACCTGAGTGTCACCCTGAATCAATCACATTTGATGAAGAAACATGCAGATGGTCTTGTTCCGATGCTACCCATGTAATTATTCAAGGAGAATAAAATGACCGATACACCTAAGAAGTTAATTGTAGACCTTGAAAAAGGCACACAAGAATATGTAGACCTTACAGCCGAAGAAATTCAACAGCGCGAACTAGATGCAATTGAATACGCTACACGCAAGTCTGAAGAAGATGCGGCTAAAGCGGCTAAGGATGCACTCAAAGCATCTGCAAAAGAAAAACTTATTGCAGGATTGCCACTTACAGCGGAAGAAGCCGAAACACTAATCGTTTAACGAACCCACAACATTCCAACATCTGCTGTTGGTCGTAAGCCAGACTTTTTCCAATAGCCTTGTTCCCATAAACCCTTATTGCGTTCGTGCCATAAGCCTAAGTCAAACGACTTAATATCAAACCACTTATCGGGTTCTTGACAATGATGCTCAATGTATTGCGGTGCTACTTCCGTATATCCGCCATGAGCCAAATAGTTTAATTGCTCAATGTGTTCGTGCATTGTGGCTAGTGTCCACTCAAAGGCAATAGTTCCCATTTTGGAACTTAATCCTTTGAATACAGACCACTCTGCACCTTCCACATCTATTTTAATAAGGTCTGGTACGCCGTAAAGCAAAGCCAACTTATCTAATGTAATTGTTGTTGCGGCTATAGTTTTGTAAGGTTTGCCCGCATATGGCAAGGATTCATCAGTTAGCCAATCTTGGTTAAGCGTAGATAGTCCATCTTCTTCCGCTTCATAGAATTCCACGCGTACATAATCGCTACCGCTTACAGCAAATTTAAGCGGGGTTACACGCGGGTTATAGATAAAGTTAGTAACCAACTCACCAAATACTTTAGGTGCGGCTTCAATAGCGACAACATCATAACCTTTACTTAATGCGGCTAAGGTAAAGTCACCACGATTTGCGCCAATATCAAAGCAAAGCATTTAGTTTTTCCAAGTTTAGGGCTACGGCATTTCTATACATAGGGTCTAAGTCCATACTGGATAGTATCTTTAATGTAGAGAGTGCCTCGTCTTTACGACCTATCCACCAAGCCGCCACAGCCTGTTGGAAGTACAACGAGTACGCTCCCGGGTAACCAACAGGGGCGGGTAATTGCTCGTCTGCAAAACAGCCTAGACCGACATGGGCATATGTGTAGGTTTCCTGCCATTGTCCTATGGATTCATAGAACTTGGATAACAATAGCCACGCCTCAGGTCGTTTGTGATTTACCGCGATAGCCTGAAGGATGCAATTGCTTACGCTGTATTCTCGTCCGCGTTGGTCATTAAAACATTGTGACATTAACAAAAGCGAAGTATATGTAAGCAATGAGTCGCGCTCGCCATATTCGGCACAGCGTAGATAAAACGATACGGCACTAGCACTCTGGTTAAGTCTCTGGTACTCAACGGCAACATCAAAATTCAAGCGTGGGTCAAATGGTTTTTTGGACAAATCAATAATGAGGGATTCAATTTCCATAGGTTAAACACTCCTTGATTAAGTCCTCTACTACAAGTTTAGGTACGCGCAATACAAATGCCGCGTTATCTTGAAAGCCAAAACTAAGCAATAAATCTTCCCCTTGTTTAGTTGCGCCTACACAGAATTCCACCTGAGCGTCAAGGAAACTAAATGGGTCGGACATACCCACAAAGTTAAATCGCTCATCCCACATTACAACACGGTGGCGGTATATGGCATCCTTTTGCTGTAGGTAGTTTTTATACAAATCTACCTCATGTGTAATGCATATGTACATATTGCCCCAACGAATAACCTGCGAGCCACCTCGTTGGTCTTTACTAGGTATTGGGGTCTGCCTTAGGCTAAGTTGCTCTGTATGTGCATCGCTTGAAGGCGGGCAATAAACAACTTCGGTTGGCATAGTCCACTTAACTAAAGTGTAAGGTTTATCTGCGACTGGCATCCAGTTCTTTTCGCAGTATGAGTCATCAGCCCCGGGCGCGGCTATGCGTTTGCGCCAAATTTCTTTTGCAGTCCAATTAACTTTATCTAGGTCAATATGTGTGTATTCCATTCGACCTACGCCGTTATCGGTTGTATCTCTACGCACACCAATTAGGAAGTATTCGCTGTGCCATTGGACTACGCGGGCATCTTCCAGACCTACAAATTCCCATATACGCTCATGCAGTTCAAGCATCTCGACTTTAGTAAAGTCGGTCATATTAAGGTTGCTGTCCAAGCGGCACAAGTAGTTTTCTGTCACAAGGCGCTGGTCTTTTTCAGGGTGCAAATAGGTCAATGGACCATAGCGACTGGGAAAACTTTGCTTGTTTTCGGCGTGTACTAAGGTATAGTTGACATGACGCAGATTGACAATAATTTCATTATCTTGGTCTATAAAAATGGAAGGGTTCATCAAACCTGTTCCAGATGTTAGACCAACTGGTATAACTAAAGGTGCTAACTTGCCACCATTAGAGACTGCCTTCTCTACTAAGTTCATAGGAATACAATACCAATAGGAGAACAAATTGGGACTACTAGATAGAATCGCAAAACGCGTTGCGGATGAAATCGTTAAAGCACCAAACCTCCCTGCGGGTGCTGGCACAATGACCATGCAACAAATGATTAGTGCCGCTGGTATTGCTCAGACACAATATGGTTCAAATGTAAGCACAGCACTTCCTCGTAACCCGCTTTTGGCTAGCGTTCCATTCGCCCCGGGTATGCCAATTCTGCCGGGTGCAATTAACCCGTTACGCTTAGATACTGGTCGCCCAGACCCACGCCGTTATGAATTTCAAGTCGCACAAAACATCAATGTATCTGATAACCGACTTGTTCCTTTTAAGACCTTACGCGCCGTCTCTGACCAAATTGATATTGTCCGCCGTTGCATTGAAGTTCGTAAAGCAAAGATAACTGGACTTGACTGGGATATTGTCCTAAGCGAAGCCGCAACAGAGCGCATTATTTCTGAATCAGGTGGCAACCACCTTAATGCACTCAAAGAAGCGCGTGAAAAATTATCGCCTGAAATTGGTCGCCTTCGTAAGTTCTGGGAAACACCAGACCCACAAAACGGATTGTCATTTTGTGACTGGCTTAGTATGTCAATGGAAGAAATTGATGTACTAGATGCATGGGCTATATGGCCACAAGTTACTGTAGGCGGGGAAATTAGAGGCTTTCAAGTACTTGATGGGTCAACTATTAAGCCACTACTTGATGACCGAGGTATGCGACCAGAGCCACATATTGGTCCAGCGTTCCAACAAATTCTTTTTGGATTCCCACGCTCAGAGTTTAATGCTGGCATAGATGATGAGGATGCAGATGGTGAATTTACCTCTGATGACCTTGCTTATTTTGTACGCAACCGTAGAGCCAATAGCGTGTATGGACTATCACCTACAGAGCGTTGCCTTCCACTAGCAGACATTTATCTACGCCGTCAGCAATGGATTCGTTCAGAATTTACAGATGGCACAATGCCTAAGTCATATTTGGAATTGCCTGAAACAACTTCAATGACACCTGACCAAATCAGAGCTTATGAAGATATTTACAATGATGACCTATCAGGACAAACAGCACAGCGTAATCGTATGCGCTTGTTAGTTCCCGGCGGTAAGTTGCACTTTGAAGAAGGCTATTCAGACAAGTTCTCTGATGCTATGGATAACTATTTGGTCTCATCCATCACAGGACACTTTGGAGTTTTGCCATCTGAAATTGGATTTAACGGTGGCGGTAGTTTAGGCGCATCAGGATTACAGCAAGGCGAGTCTGAATCAGGCGAAGCCATTGGAATTATCCCTACTGCTAACTGGGTATCACAAATGATTAGCGCATTGTCATATCGATTCCTTGCTATGCCACGCGAATTGGAATTCCGTCTTGCACCAAGCGAGCGCACCAATACTCAGGAAGCCGCGGCTCGTGATGACATTCGTAAGAAGAACGGTTCAATCACAGTAAATGAAAACCGCGCAGAACTTGGCTTGCCACTTATTGAAACACCAGAGGCGGATATGCCTATGCTGGTTGCTGGCAATAGCGTCTACTTCTTTGGTCCTGATGGAGTACAACCAGCCGTTGAACCTATAGACCCATTTGGCGGAATAGGTTTGGGAGAAGATGTACCTGCTGGTGAAGAAAAACCAACAGAGTCAGAACCTACAAAACCTGAAGATAAACCTGAAGTTAAACCAGCAGAAGCCGAAGAAGAAGTTAAAAAGTTTATTCGTTGGCTACGCAAAGGCACACCTTCACGCCCATTTGAGTTTCAAGTATTAGATGAAACCTATGCTGATGTACTTAACAAGTTTGTTGAAACTAAAGATGTAGATTCAGCACGCTGGTATGCGGAACATTATCTAGGCATCTAATGAAATGGCCTGAAAAGCAAACCGTTGTAAGAGTTGTCGCACATAACGCAACTCGAATCCGTAAGGCATTTAAGTCTGCAATAGATGGTGATGCGATAGTCCAATCATGGACTGAAACCCACCCCGCAGGTGGCTCTGTCTCGCCTCAAACGGCTAGAGACTGGGTACTCGCGCATGCGATAACCAATAAAAAACCCATGCAGGTTGCGTTTGCGCGAATGTATGCGGATGGTTATACATTAGGCGCGAAGGTTGCTAAAACCCGCCTGACAGGTTTACGGAAGGATGTCAGCGTTACAACAGTTGACTGGTCTACATGGACACCCGGAAATGAAAGTGCGGCGGCATTAGTAAGACCACAAGGCGGATTACAAGCCTTACTTGATTCTCGTAAGATAACCATTTCAGATGAAGTAATTCATACCAAATTAGACCGTATAGGCACAGCCCTTGCGACCAGTTTGGATAAAGGTTTTACGCGAGAACAAACCGCACAGATGATTGATACTGTCATAAATGACCCTCAGCAAGCAATGGTAATTGCTAGTACTGAGACAAATCGTGCCATGTCAATGGCGGCTCGCGATGCTTACGAAAAAGCAGAGGTTGAACAAGTAGAATGGCTTGTTGCAGAAGGTTGTGAGGAATGTCAGGACAATGCAGATGCTTCGCCTATTGGGATTGACGAAACCTTCCCATCAGGAGATGCAGAACCGCCAGCACATCCAAATTGTATGTGCGCTTTAGCGCCATATTTTGACTTAAACACAAGTAATGATTCGGTTGGATTTGAAGATTAAGAGATATACTAAGTAACCTAGGAGAACAAAATGGCACTAATTCATGTTAATGCAAGCACACAAACAACACCGGCGGTGCTATTTCAGGTATCAAAAAATGCTAAACCGCTTACACCTGTAACCCTTTACAATGGTCACAGCGCATCTATTTTTATTGGTGATTCCACCATTGCAACCTCAGGCGCAACTATTGGTCGCACAATTGCAACCGCTACCTCACAGACATTTTATGTGAGTGCTAACGACATTGTTTACGCCATTTCGGCGGCGGCATCTGCGGCTGGCGCAATCGTCATTACCTATTCGGCATAAGGAGAAAACAATGGCTATGGATTTCACAACAGGATATGCTCAAATTGTCAAGTATGACAAGAATGATGACGGAACACTCATGGTGTACGGCAAGGCAACTGATGACACATTAGATTTGGACTCGCAGATTTGTGACCCTAAGTGGCTTGATGAAGCAATGCCTCGCTGGTTTAAGTCAGGCGGGAACATCCGTGAAATGCATGGTCCATCAGCGGCGGGTATTGCAAAAGAATACGAAGCCAAATCAGATGGTCACTTTATTGGTGTCCATGTAGTAGACCCACTTGCCGCCAAGAAGGTAGAGACTGGCGTGTACCAAGGATTCAGCATTGGTATTAAATCTCCACGCGTTATTCAGGACAGCAAAGCGGCTAATGGTCGCATTATTGACGGACAGATTATTGAGGTCAGTTTAGTGGATAGACCCGCCAATCCGTCAGCAAAACTAATTTTGGCTAAGTCTGTTGAAGGCGAGTCAAGTTTGATTCAGGTAGAGGAACTGCATGAATTCAAAGCACCGTTGCCTAGCGATGTTGCAAAGATGACCAAGAAAGGGTCAAAGATGGAAACAATTAAGCAAATCACGGAATTGGCTAAGTCATTGACCACCATTGATTCCGCTAAATTTGATAAGGATTTATTTGACAAAGCGCGTAAAGCACTTGCAGACCTTATCGTTGTCGAAGCAAACGAAATGACAACAGAAGGCTCAGACGAGCGCATGAGCATTGCGCACCTAATGGAAGCAGTAAATCATCTACTTGCTTGGTACGAAGGCGAAGAAGCAGAAGGAGAAGTTATGGAAGAAACAATTGAACTAGCCGCAGAGCCTGATACAGAAGAAGAAACAAAGGCAGATATGCTTGACTGTGCAGACGGAGATTGCGGTAAGTGCGATAAGTGCATGGCAGCCAAAAACATGGAACAAGATGAAGAAACTGAAACAGATGAAACATCTAAGTCTGCCGACACAGAAGAAGCACCTGTTGCTGAAGAAGCACCAGTAGTTGCTGAAGAAATTTCTGAGGCTGCTGAAGCCACAGAGTCTACATCTCTAGAGGATGTAGTTGAGAAAGCCGTTAAGAGTGCTATGGAATCGGTTAAGTTGGAGATTGAATCTTTGCGCGCTGAAAAAGAGTCAGCCGTAGAGAAGTCAGTAAAACTTGAATCTGACCTAGCAACGGCACTATCGAAATCAGTTGCAGGTGGACCAAAGCGCACCGCAACTAAAATGTCAGACGAAGCCCAAAATGACATGCTTGTAAAGGCATCAACATATAAGGCTAAGGCTGATGCAACAACCGACCCAGTTCTTGCTAAGGGGTATCGCGAACTTGCAAATGATTTTCTTGCAAAAGCAACTCCTAAGTCCGAGAACTAATAACACACTTAACGAAAAGGAATAAAACTTATGGCACAGATGCCTAAAGCAAAAGACCTGTTCGGTGATGTAGCACCACGCGAAGCGGCTGAACTCCAAGAACAATATCTTGGTGAACTCAACAAGTCATTTGCTAATGCTTCAACAACACCGGGCGTAGCACCACAGGCTGACCCAATGGCACAGATGGAAGCACTTGTTGCAAACAAGTCACTTTCACCAGATGCAGTATCAGCACTTAACACAGCACTTGCATCACAGCGTACAATCTCAGCGGATATCGCTAAGGAAATTACGCTTACATCTCCACTCTCAACATCATTCGCGGCGTTTGACCTTGAAGCACCTGCAAAGTTGCTTACACCACGCCCAACACCACTCCGTAACAAGATTGTGCGTAAGAAGGGTGTCGGTACTTCACACCGCATCAAGCGCATCACAGGTTACACAGGTACAGGTACTGGCGGACAAGGAAACATTTGGCCGGGAATCACACAGTTTACCCAGAACGACTTTGCTCCGGGTGCATCTACTCCACTTCTTTACGAGCGTGGACCACAGATTTCCTACACAGCGGATGACTTAGTTCTTCCGTACAACTCATACTCACTATCTGACCAAGTATCTTTTGATGCTAACTTCTCAGGTATGGGTTATCAAGACCTTCGCCAACTTTCAAGCACATCTACTCTTTACTCAACAATGTTGATGGAAGAACGCATGATGCTTATGGCTCGCGGTACAGGTTCAGGATACTCAGGCGCACTTGCTGCACCTGCAACAGTAACCTTGACTTCACCAGTAGCGGCTGGCACACAGACAGCACTTGCAGCGACAACATATTATGTATATGTAACTGCTGATGCTGGCGCATTTGGACAATCTGTTGTATCAACAGTTCAGTCACACGCTGTCGCATCAGGCGATGTTCTACAAATCAATGTTTCAGCAGTTGCGGGCGCTATTGGCTACCGTATCTATGTCGGAACAACAACTGGTACAGCAAACTGTACTTACCAAGGTCGCACAACAACTACACAATTCGTAGTACAAGGTGCCGCATCTACACAAACTACAGGCAACACAGCGCCATACACAACAACAGGCGCACTTGCTTCAACAGCGGCTACAGATACATCTGCATATGCAACAGGTTATGATGGAATTCTTCCAACAGTTCTTAACTCAAGCATCTCAGGTGCAATCAACAACATTGCTTCTACATTCTCAACTGCTAACCCAGGCGCAGAATTCCAGCAAGTATTTGGACAACTTTATGATGCTGTAAAGGCTGACCCAGATGAGATTTTGCTTAACGGACAAGACCGTAAGCAACTATCTGACACCATCAAAAATGGTTCAACTGCAAACTATCGTCTAAATCTTTCGCAGACTGAGACAGGCGATTATGTTGGCGGTGCTGTAATCGGCGCTCTTAACAATGAAATCACAGGCAAGATGGTAAACCTTACAGTTCACCCTTGGCTTCCACAGGGCGTTGCTCCTGTACTTTCCTACACATTGCCAATCCCTGATACTGAGGTATCAGATGTATGGGCAAACATTCTTGTGCAGGATTACATGGGTATTCAATGGCCTGTTAACCAATTCTCATACGACTTCTCAACATACTTCCGCGGGACATTTATGTGCTACGCGCCAGCATGGAACGGTGTTGTATCAGGAATTGTTTCTGCATAATGTGTCTTGAATGTGGTTGCAACCAACCTGCCAATAATCATGGCAGAGATGATGTAACAACAGCAGAGATTATTACAGAATAAAAAACTTAATAGTTCCTGAGCATGAATTAAAACTGCTCACCATAACAAATGATTCCCTTTCGTCCAACGGCAGGACAACAGCCTTTGAAGTTGTGAATCATAGTTCGAATCTATGGAGGGAAGCGCATGACAAAAATTATTGGTCCAAAAGGCATGAGGGAATTAGGCGTAGGCACTAAAACAGGACAACGAGTTTTGCGCGCTGGCAAAGATGGCATGTTCAATGTCACCGACAAAAAACTTATTAAAAAATTGAAGGCTGAAGGCTTAAGCGAAGCAAGCGCAAGTGGTGTAACAACCGCTAAAGGCTTCCCATGCAAAGCGTGTGGGTTTGGCTCATTCTTTAAAAAATGTTCTAGGTGTGGAGAGATAAATGGCTAACGGATACGGTAATACAACGCAACTATTGACAGTTCCCTACCTTACCCTTGAAGAATACAAAGCCGCACCTACGGCTATTGACTTGGACAATTTAGTTTTTAATTCGCAAGACCCTGAGGTTCAAGATAATGAACTACGGAATGTAATTGCTCGCGCATCATCTTGGATGGATACATATTGCAACCAAGTTTTAGCCGCTACTACAGAGACAGAGCAACAACGCTCCCGCATAAGCACAGACGGAAGCATTAGATTTCACCCAAGATTTAGTCCTATTGTGGCACTTACTGAATTTAATTATGGCTACCCAACCAACATGGCTTCGCTAGGCGATTGTTCTATCGCTTGGATTGAAGATATGGAAATCATTATTCCTAACGCTAATCTTGGTAACTGGACTTCACAAGGACCACTATCTTTTGGTTCATATAATGGTGGACCAAGCAACCAAGTATTCTTAAATTACACATATGTTGCGGGATATACCAACACAACTTTAGCGGTAGCCAATGCAGTTGCCGCCACATCTATTACAGTCGCAGACGGCACAGGTATTATTGCGGGACAAATGCTTACAATGTATGACGGCATGAATACTGAATTGGTTACAGTCGCCAGCACATATACTTTTGGTTCAACAACGGTTCCCCTTACACGCGCATTGGTTAATACACACGCTATTGGCACATCAGTTAGTGCTTTACCACCTGCAATTAAACAAGCGGCTATACTTGTAACTACGGCTATGCTAAAGGTTCGCGGTGATAGTTCTATGACCATGATGGTTACAACACAACCTACAATGGCTACCCCGGGCTCATCACGGTTTAGCGATGAAATGACTATTGCCGCAGATATCCTTAGCACTTATGCGAGAATCAGATGACTGTTGGTCGCGCTCAGGTACGCGAAACACTTTACAATTATATTCAGCCTCCGCAGGTTGATGGCATTAACCAAGTCTTTACTTCGCTACCAAAGCGTATTGACTTCCAAGTTAATGCGTTACCTAGTCAACCAAGCCGAGTAGCCGCAGTCATATTTATTGAGTCCGAGACGGAAACACGCGTGGCGCTTGGTGGGTTTAATGGCGCAGACAATGGAATTCATGCAGGTTGGAAGCGTATTGATTACACCGTAGTTATTCAGTTATTCCAGCACTCGTTGTCACGCACATCCGAGGAAGCAATGGATGATTTTGACTATGTTATTGACTCGCTTAAACAACGCTTGCGTTCAAGCCATACTTTTGGTGACCCAGATGGCACATTAGTTTGGCAAGGCGCAGAACCAGTTATTGATGTGGCATACGGCGAACCTATGTCGCAAAAAGGCACAGCAACCGAGACATGGGCTTCCATGCGATTTATGGTAACTCAGATGATTCAGGCATAAGGAGAAAAAATGGCTACATTTACTTACAAAGGTGAGGGTGAACGCGTTTTCCCTAGCATTGGAGTAACGGTTAAATCAGGAGAAAGTTTTGAGGCACCAAGCGACTTTGATGCGCTTGATGTAATTCAAGTTAAGACAGTACAGGCAACACCCGCCGTAACTAAGGAGACAGAAGAATGACAGTACAAAATACAGCACGGAGTTACTTAGGTATTGCTAAGGAAACAACCAAGGGAACCCCGGTAGCACCAACCGACTTTATTCCAGTAAAGTCCTCATCATTAAAGCCAGCAGATATTATTGGCGAGTTGCTTGCTGATGACATGGCGCAAGGTTCATTGGTAAAAGATTATGCTTATGTTCAAGGTCGTAGCAATTCAACTTACGATTTTGGTGGTCCAGTTTATCCTGACACCGTAGGCTATATGCTGGGTGGAATTCTGGGTAGCGTGGCTACATCAGGAGCAAGCGCGCCTTACACACATGTTATTTCGTTGAAAAATGCAACCGCAACAGGCGCAGATGCACAACCTACAGCATTTACATTGACGGATTTTTATGCGGCAAATGTTCGCGCATACCCAGGAATTCAATTCAGCGACTTCACTATGAAGTTCACAGCAGACGGACTTCTTGACTATGATGCAAAAGGAACAGGCTGGTTATCAGCAGCGGCATCAACACCTACACCTTCTTTTTCAACGGTACTGCCTACCCCAGTATGGCTTGCGACAGTTTCAATTGGCGGTTCAACAGTTTCCAATGTTGTTGATGGTGAAATTACCATGTCTCGTCCAGTAACACCTATCTTTGGTCTTGCTAATACTAAAGACCCATATCAAGTATTTCTTGGTGCGCTTGAAACCACAGGCAAGATTAAGTTTGTTATGGAAGCGGATACAGAACTTACTCGCTATCTTACAAATACACAACCAGCAATCACAATGAACTGGTCACAAGGTGCTGGTGCATCAGCGACACAGATTTCATTTACAGTTACAAAGGGCGCTTATACCGCCGCAGTCATTGACCGCTCTAAGGACTTTGTTGAGGTAGATGTAGATGTTCGCGCTATTGCTAACACAACAGATGCAGGTTCATCTGGTGGATACAGCAACATTAAATGGACACTACAGAACGCTAAGGCTTCAGGTACTTACCAATAACCTGAGATAATGTTGGCAGGGGAGAGCCGCCTTCCCTCTCCCCTGTTCAACCTAAAAACCGAGAAGGCGGATGGAAGGAACCATGTCTAAAGTAATTACATTACCAAGTGGCGCAACCGCCAAGTTGCGCGACCCCGCTACCTTACTTATGAAAGACCGCAACAAAGTATTACTGGTAGCAAATGAACAAGAAGGAATGATGCAAGCGGTAGCATTGCAAAATGGCTTGATTGCTGTAATGGTTGTTGAATGGTCATTTGACTTGATACCACCTGCAATTAGGTTAGCATCGCTAGAAGAACTTACGCCACTTGATTATGAAGCGTTAGCAAGCGAAGCATTAAAAGCACAGGATTATTTGTTTCCAAGTATTGCAGAAGGAAACCCAGATGACCCAAAAGCGAGTACCGCAAACTCCAACGCTTAAAAGATGTACTGCGCGGGAGTTCGCGGCATGAGGATATGGAATATCCAGATGAATTCTGGGAATACTATATCTGCGCAAAAGAGTTTGGCTGGACACCTACAGAAGTGGACAATCAACCTGTTCATATAGTTTCTTGGGTTATAGCAATTAACAATGTTGTAGTAGAGGTGGAAAATGAGCGAATCGGATAACCTTCCGCAAGTTGTTGCCGCCTTAAAAGCCTATGAAATGAAAGTTGATGTTTTGCTTGGCTCTGCTGCCGCTGAAATTGGTGAACAACTTGCTGGTACCGCTATGCGACAAATTCAAGGCGACCGCAAATCAGTTGGATATCCTGCTGTATCAGGACAACCGCCAATGAACTATACAGGTGATTTGCGCCGTAACATTAAGGGCGGAAGTGGTCGTTTAGGTTTTGGTATGTATTATGCCGAGGCAGGTTCATACATGGTTTATGCGCGAGCCGTTGAATTAGGTGGCGCGCCTACATGGACAAACGGACAACATTTCCCTTATATGCAACCAGCCTTAGAACAATTTAGGCGTTCAGACATTATTCAAAGAATACTTGCTAAATATCTAAGGAGAGCGCAATGAGTGATATCCCACCACTAAGTGTCAGAGTTACGATTGATGCATCTGGTGTACAGGCTGGTGTCACAAAGGCTACCGCAGGTCTAAATCAAATTAGCCAGCGCGCAAGTAAATTGCAAACCGCATTTGGAAGTCTCAAAACAACCATGCTTGGCGTACTAGGCGGAAATATACTTACGCTAGGCGTTATGTCACTTGGTCGTGAACTAAATGCCATGAAGCAAGAAACAATTGACTTACAGACACAGACCGCTAGATTAAATCAGGCTCTTAATGGTGTAGGTATAACAAACAAACAGACACAAAAAGATGTCTACAACACGGCTGATGCTTATTACCAACTTGGATTCCAAGGTTCAGAAGCAATTTCTGCCATGGGTACATTGGTTACAGCAACTGGCGATGTATCACAAGCAAACAAACTTATGGCTATGTCAGCCGACCTTGCTCGATACAAAAATATCAGCATGGAAGATTCAGCAAGGATTTTGGCTCGCGGTACGCAAGGTTCAGCCAAAGCATTTAAAGAATTAGGCATTACGCTTGATACAACTATTCCTAAAAATCAGGCTATTGCTAAAGCGTTTGACCAGTTAAATACCAAAATTGGTGGACAGGCACAAGCATATACAAAGACATTTGCTGGTCAAATGGCAATATTAAAAGAACGATTTGACCAAGTATTTCAAACAATAGCGGCTAAAGTTTTACCTATCCTGTCTGCGTTCCTAGGTTATATTTCAGCCAACGGAAAAGCATTGCTAGTTTATGGCGGTATTGTTCTATCGGTCATGGCAGTAATTAAAACTTATGGAATGACTATGGCTGCAATTAAGTCAATTCAACAAGCATATGCTTTTTGGACTTATGCACAAGCGGCTTCAACAAATGTATTTAAGTTTGCTATGTATGGTCTAAATGCGGCGATTAAGGCTAACCCAATTGGATTTATGGTCACGGCGCTTATTGCGCTTGGCGTAGCCTTTGTATGGGCTTGGAATAAGTTTCAAGGATTCCGTAACGCTATTACAACTGGTATCCAGATTGTAATAAATGGTTTTGGCTATCTGGTAGGTGCGGTAGGCACAGCACTAAAAATGCTAGGCAAGATTCCGGGATTTGGCTGGGCTAAAAAAGCGGGTGAAGAAACAGATGCGCTTGCAGATAAAGTACGCAAGTATTCAAATTCTTTGGATGACCTCCGTAATAAAAAAATTAAAACACCAAGCATTACAGGTAGCGTTAAACCCGGCGACCCTACTGGAATCAAAGGTAATATAGTTGGCGGGGATGTAATGAAAGGTTCTGGCGGTGGTAGCGGAACTACTACAATTCAGAACATTACGGTGTATGCTTCTAACACTAATGACATTGAAAGAAAAATGGCTAAAGCCGCAAAACTAGGTGTACCTGTGGGGTCTAAATAATGCCATTAACTAATTATACATTTGTCTTTAACGGTCTTACTATTGGCACAGGAACTTCATTTCTTGTAACCAATGTTGAAGGACTAGGTGGTACTTCTCCACTTCGTATTCAAGATGACAACCGAGGATACATTGACGGCTCATATACTGGTCGCGATTTTTATGATGAGCGCACCGTATACATTGATGTTACGGTATTAGGCGATAGCAGTACAACCGCGCAAGCAAATTACAAACTATTGCAAGCCGCGTATGCGCCGCAACCTATTGGATACTATCCCGACCCTACCGGTCTTACACCAGCCGCAAAACAATTAAAACTTTTTCAGTTCCGCTTAAATGGCAACACAGGCGATATGCAGATGTATGGTCGTTCACGCGGGCTGGTTACGCCCGTTACGGCAGACTTTGCTTACGGTTACATTCAGACTCGCATACAAATGACTTTCCCCGACCCACGCTATTACACAGAAGCCGCAATAACTGTAACGGGAACAAATCCAACTTTAACAAATGACGGTTGGGCAACATCATGCCCAGTCATTTCTATTGCAACTCCAAGCGCCTCGGGCTACATTACTGACGGTGAAATTACTATGGAATTCGCAAATGTTACGGGTGCGCTCAAGATTGATTTATTGTCTCGCGTAATTTATATGGCAAATGTACCTGTAAGAAATGTCATGACCGCTAATTCTAATGGCTGGTTAAATCTAGAACCTGATTCCATTACGGTATGGATTAGTACGCTAGGTAACATGTCCATTCCTTATCGGAGTGCATATATCTAATGGCTACTTCCGAGTTCAGGTATTTACTTACCAATCTTTGGCAACCTACTTACACGGTAACCAATGCTGTAAGAAATCTAACAACAGTCGTTTACACCGCCACAAATAGTTTTGCTGTAGGTGATATTGTTACTATTTCAGGGATAACTCCTGCACAATTTAATCTTACAGATGTAACAATTTCTGCTCGCACAAGTACATCATTTACAATTATTCAAACCATTGCGGCAGGTACATATACATCAGGCGGTATTGCATATAAGGACAATCCAGTTATTGCCGAACTGCCGTTCACTGGTGTCAATTTCAGTTCGCAACTTAATTCTGTTGGTAATTTTCAAGGTCATGTTCTACTTTCTGGAATCAACCCCACCGACCTAAACGCCTTTAACGGAACAATTCCCGGCAAGACAATTTTGTGGGTGATGTATTCAGACCCCGTAACGCTTGTGTCAATTCCTGTATGGTCAGGCATTATTTGGGGTCGCGAATACGATTCAGCCCAACAAGTACTTGGTATATCAGCCTCAGAAATGATGTCACTTTATACTCGCAGACGCATTAGTACAACAAAAACTTATGCCACATTTACTGACCCTGCCGTAATCGCTAAAGAACTTATGCAGTATGCGGAAGCATTGACACCGCATGGAAAAACTGGATTGACCTATAACAATGGCACAACCATTTATTCCACCAAAATGGAATATCAAGGCTATGAATTAAAGCCTGTATATCAAGCAGTTAAAGATTTAGCGGCAAGATTTTTTGACTTTAAGATTGCACCATACTGGGACCCAGTATCAGGTGCGTTGTATAACCAGTTTGTAATTGGTGTAGGTACACCATATTCTCCTACATCTGACGCATCTATAGTATTTCAATTTCCCGGCAATGTTTTGGAATACAAGTTTCCAGAGGATGCTTCAAGTGCGGCAAATAGATTGTACGGTTTAGGTTATGGCGACAATACATCTAGTTTAAGAGCAACCGCTATTGACCCAGCACTTATTGGTGCAAGCGGAACATGGCCATTATTGGAAGATACAGCCTCGTACACAGATATTCCTGACAACGACTTATTAAAAGACCTTACATTGGGTCAATTAAATGCCACATCTTACCCGCCTACAACTTTGGAAATTGTTATTCCGCCATATGTAGACCCTTACTACACGCAATACCAAATTGGTGACGAAGCGCGTATTGATATTAATGATGACTTTTTTCCTGCTGGGTACACAGACATAATGCGCATAGTTGCTATTAGCGTGAACCCCGGCGAAAATGGTCCATCAAGAATTACACTTACACTAACAAGACAACTAGCGGCGGGTACGGTTACATAATGGCATTTGTTAATTTACCTCCTAACTTAAAAGATATGTTTTATAGTATTACCGACCGTGTTTCTAAATTGGAAACGCAACCTAATCAGGCTATGTATACGGCAGTAGCCGCAGAACAAGAGGCTGCGCAAGGAGTACAACAAGCACAAGCGGCATATGCCATAGGTGTACAAGCACAAAACGAAGCATCACAGGCTTTAATTCAGGCGCAAGCGGCTTACGCTTTAGGTTCTCAGTCACTTATTAAAAGTGCAAATACAATTACAAATGCGCAAAATCAAATAACTGGAATTAACGGTAACGGAATTACTGTTTATTCAGGTGGTTCTGCTACAAGTGGCGCTCGCGTAGTTCTTAACTCTGCTGGACTTGCTGGTTTCAATAGTGGCGGTACTGCAACATTTGCTATTGACGCATCCAATGGAAATGTAAGTACCAACGGTGCTATTTTTACAAGTAGTACAATTTCAGGCGGGTCGCTCAACATTAATGGCAATGCCATAATTGACACTAGCGGATATTTGACCGCAACTGGCGCAACAATAACGGGCACGATTACATCTAATGCCGCAACAATTACTGGCGGCAGTCTTACTGTTGGTGCTAATTTTCAAGTTACAAGTGCTGGTGTATTAACTTGTACTAATGCAAACTTGACTGGACAAGTAACGGCGGCATCAGGAACTATTGGCGGATGGTCGCTTAGTGCAACAAGATTATTTTCAGGAACATCCGAACTTAACGCATCAACTGGTAACGCTGTTTTATCTGGTGTTACCGTAAGCAGTCTTACATCCAATGGAACTATATTAACAAGCGGTAGCAATACAATTAATGCGGGCGGCAATATAACTGCTGGTGGTTCAGCCACATTTGGTAGTGGCGCAATCTTTGAATTTTTATCATCCTCAGGAAATGTGCGCGTATCACAAACATATAACCAAGCCGTATCAGGAAGAACAATGATTGTATCTTCGGCAGGATTATATGGAACTTCCGCCTCTACGGAACGCATAAAGCACAACATAAAACCTTACGCAATAAACAAGGATGTATTACTACAATTAGAACCTGTTATGTTTAACTACATACAATCTATCGATGAGAACCAAAATCCTGAATATGGATTTATTGCTGAAGATGCAGACCGCCTTGGTTTATATGAACTTGTAGGTTACGACAAAGATAGTTTGCCTGATTACTTTGCTTATGAGAAACTACCTGTATTCTTACTACAAGTAATTAAAGACCAAGAAGTACGAATAAAAATATTGGAAGGTAAATAATGGATAAGGAAGTAGATATAAATCTTGTGTTAAAAAACTTGCGCGAAATCATTGGAACGCAAGCACAAGAGATTGCAATACTTAAAGCCACAATAGAAACCGCTGACCAATAACCGAAAGGTGCAACCGTGACTGCACAAAACTGGGCAAGCCTTATAGTATCCGTAGCCGCAATTGCTTCCGCATTTGCTGGTTCAATTCGCTGGCTTGTAAAACATTATCTCAATGAACTTAAACCCAATTCTGGAAGCAGTTTGCGAGATTCCGTTGATAGACTTGAGCGACAAATGGAAGAAATCTATCGCATCTTACTAGCAAGGAAATAATATGAGTGCGTTAATAAACAAAGTTTTGGAATTGTGTAACGCTTCCGTAGGATATACAGAAGGCGCAAATAACGACACTACATTTGGCAAATGGTTTGGATTAAACAACCAACCTTGGTGTGCCATGTCCGCCTCCAAAATGTTTTTTGATGCTGGTGCTATTTCATCTGTTGCTAATACCAAAAAAGGTTTTGCATCATGCGACTTATGGCTTAAATATCTTACAAAAAATAATCAAGTAGTTCCTGTCGGTCAGGCTCAACGCGGGGACTTAGTATTCTTTCAATTTGATGATGATGCCGCCGCAGACCATGTAGGCATTGTCAAGTACCACAACACAGTCCTCAAATATCTGCAAGTCTATGAGGGCAACACTTCATCAGGTAAGGCGGGTAGTCAATCCAATGGTGATGGATATTATCTAAAAAAGCGCGACTATAAAACAATCATGGCAATAGCACGACCAAAGGAGAAAGCATGAAAATTACCTTACCTGCAAAATACACAAAGGCTTTTAAAGACTACGGATTGGCTGTAGCGGCTTCGGCTATTACTATGGGAGTTGCATTAAGCAGCGAACTTGAACCTCATTATGCGGTACTTATTGGTTCGCTTGCTGGACCACTATTGAAGTGGGCTGATAAGAATTCTAAAGATTATGGCGTAGGCTCAAAAAAATAATTTAGACACGCAAAACAATTGCCCCTCACCTTACACGGTGGGGGGTTTTTTGTTGTATCCTTTTACTACTCTACTGGGAGGTACGCACATGGCTTTATCGGATACTATAAAGTTGGCTGTAGCGGAAGCGCCGCTTAATGCAACCTGTACGGTCAAAAAAGCACTTGAAAAGTTGGTAGGCGAGGACAAGGAAGTTGCTGAAAAAGCACTATATGACCGCAATATCAAAGCAAGCGTATTGGGTCGTGCATTTAAGAAAGAAAATATAGACATTACGACTAGCACAATTACACGCCACCGCAACGGAGGGTGTTTGACCTGTGCTAAGTGATGCGATAAACGAAGAAAGTAGTTCCGAGCAATTACGCCAAGCGTTATCGCGTACACAACGCCAGTTGGCAGAAGCCAAACAACGGAGTGCAGACCTTACGGATGCCACATATCGAGGTGCGTTTGATGCTGTCATGGCATTACCGCCTATTAAACCAGTTGAAGCACCAAAGAAAGATGCTCGCAAGGCTAAGGCTGAGGTTGCATTGGTTCATGCAACAGACTGGCAAGGCAGTAAAGTAACTACATCTTACAACTCGGAAATCATGCGTCAACGCGTTATGGAATTTGCAGCAAAGTCTGTGCGCATTACCGAGATACAACGAAGCGACCATCCAGTTAAAGATTGTACAATTATGTTTGGCGGGGATATGGTCGAAGGACTTTTTAATTATCCAGCGCAGTTATGGGAAATAGATGCTTCACTATTCACACAATTTACTACCGTTTCTTTTCTTATGGTTGATTTCGTGCGTGTGTATCTGGCTAATTTCGAGAATGTAACCGTTGTTGCTGAGTGGGGTAATCATGGGCGAATTGGTAGCAAGCGCGACCATGTTCCAAAGAGCGACAACATTGACCGTATGTGCTACGAATTTGCTAGGCAGATGCTAAAAGATGAAAAACGCTTAACATGGCAGGACTGCCCAGAAGATATCCAGCAAGTTGAAATTGGAAACTATCGCGCATTGTTAATGCATGGTGACGAGGTTGGTCGTGCAGGATTTGCAAGTCCTTCTGCGTGGCAAGCGGCTGGAAATAGATGGAAGGCTGGCGCTTACAAGTGGATGTTCCAAGATATATTTTTAGGTCATTATCATAGATTTGCACAGGAACCAATGAGCGACCAAACAGGAAACATTTATTGGACAGGTTCTACTGAATCAGACAATAGATACGCTCGTGATTCAATGGCGGTATCAGGTGTACCTTCTCAAAGACTACATTTTGTAGACCCAATACGCGGAAGAACTACCGCGCAGTACCAAGTTTTCTTGGATTAGGCCAGCAGACCAATAATTCTTTCCATCCATTCTTGGTGTTCCGCTATTGTCATCCATGAATCGTGATTTGTAAGTTCTTCCTTGTGTGCGCCGCCTTGAACTTGACCGTTCTTGCCACATTCACACTTAAAAGTTGTAACATTGAAACGGTATAGGCGAGAGTTAATTGTATTTGTATCAATTGACTTGCGAGTTGTAACTTCAACCTTGTGACCATTTGGTGCAACCCATTCGCGTTGTGTTGTTGTAACATTTTGGTGTGAAGCGTTATCGTATTTTGTAGTCTTAATCATGATTAGCAACCTGCCTTTGGGTTAAGGCGTTCCATTAAATCGCGGCACAATTCGTTGTTTTCCAATTTGTTTTGATAAACATATGAACCAAGAACTGCTGTAAGAAAAGCAGCATCATTAGGTGTAATTGTTATTGATACTTCCTTAAGAAGTTCAGCATATGTTGGTGTTGATGTTGTCATTGTATTGCCTCCTGTTTGGTACCCCTGATTGGGTATGGCACAACCATATATGGTCTACCGTCGGGTGTAAACAAATGATGCGTTTAGAAGGTTAACTTTAGGTTAACAGATTTGTCAGTCCGGAACCTAGGAAGCGGGCAGGGAAAGGCTGAAATCCAGCCAGTCCGTCTACCTGAGGTTCTCGGTATAGGAATAGGGGGT